TCAGGGGATTGCTTTGGACCGGAGTTCGATTCTCCGCGCCTCCACCATAGGAGAAATACACGAACTAGCCCGTTTCTGGGCTAGTTCGTGTCTATGCTTTGGCGGTGTGAAATCATCGCCGTAGTAATCGAAGGCAAAAAACAGCCTTATAACGTCACCGTCGATTTCGGCGGCGCGAATGAACATCTTCAAAATTTCTTGTGGCGTCAGATGTTCCGCCATTTCGTCAAGCCAACGCATTAGATCATCGTAGCTAGGTTTAGCCGATTCGTTGGCTTTCGCTATTTGGTACTGGGTTTCAAGGTCAGTCTTGCGTTCGCGCAATTCCTCAACCCTTTCTTTGCCACCCGGCGGCGCTATGCCGTCTTCTATGGCTTGCCAGATTCTTTCAAAGGCGTTGTCTATGCGCCGAATTTCCCCTTTTATCATTTCGCTTTCAAGCGGCGTATCGTCTTCTTGCGACGCTTCATATTGCGCCATTCCGTAGGCGATGTTTTCTCTAATTTCGGGCTGCTTCACCGCTTGGCAGACCACATCGACAATGGCATCTTCCAAAATGTCGCGCCTGAAGGTACGCCCGCACTTGTTGCACTTGTAATAGGCGTATGTCTTGCCCGTGGCGCTTGTTCCGCTGGTTCCCGACAACGTGGCATCGCAGCAAGCGCACCAAAGCTTGCCGGTCAGCGGCCATTCTTGCGAACTGTCTATACGCCTATGCGGTTTATGGCGGCGCTTCAATATAGATATGATCATGTCTTGTTCGGTCTTTGACCAGAGCGCCGGCATTCCGCCTTCAACGACAATGCCCGCATAAGAGTACGTTCCGCCGTTCTGTACCCTACGAAGAAGCTTGGTAGCCGTGTCTTGGTTCAGCTTCTTGCCATTGCGCGTGCGCATGGCAGAGACGCCGCGCACGACTTCCGCCATTGTTGACCCGCTAAGCAACATGTTCTTCATCTTGCGCAGCCAATAGGCTTCACGTTCGTTGATTTGGTAATAGCCGTCTACAATGTTCCAACCGTAGAGCGTGCGCCCGTTCGCCATGCACCTTTCAGCGTTCTTCTTTATGCCGTCCCTGATGCGTTCGCTATCAATGGCGCTTTCGTATTCGGCAAGAACTTCCAACATACCGAGCTGAAGAACGCCGCTGGAACCGTCGGCGATTTCCTCACCCGCATAGAGGATTTCAACGCCCGCCTTTCGCAGCATGATACGGGCAAGCGCCATTTCGTCACGGTTGCGCATGATTCTGGTCACCTTGTATATGACCACATAATCAAACAAGCCCGTGCGGGCATCTGCCATCATGCGTTGAAATTCGGCACGATCAGCGTTGCGCCCGGTCTTGGCATAATCCGCATAGGTGCGCACGACTTCAAGCCCGTTTTCCTTGCAATACCGTGTCGAGTTCTCAACTTGGATTTCGATTGATTCCGAGCGCTGGTTGTGCGACGAGAAGCGGGCATATATAGCCGCGCGGTTCTTACTCATGCTAAAATCACCTTACTTTGTCTGTGCGACGGACAAACAAGCCCTGCAACGGTTGCGCCCGTTGTGGGGCGTTTTTTATTTCTTGCTTACCTTCAACGTGTCGGTTAATCCAAGGATGAAATCAGCCGAACAACCTAACAGCTCAACCAACAAACGTATTTCCTCACCGTTTGGCGAGCGCCCGCCGCGTTCCCATCGTGAAATCGTTTGCTTGTGAACACCTATTGCCGCCGCAACTTGTTCTTGGCTCATATCAGCCGCCTTGCGTGCTATGGCGATGCGTTGCCCAATAAGGCGCTTTAGATTCTCAGATTCCATAGCCGAACCCCTTTTGTGGTAACCGTTACGGATAATTGTATACAAATAATTGTTGACGCGCTAGACCGTTCGGCTTAGTATCTAAACCGTAAAATAAACCAAACGGCTTACTAATGATGTAAGACGGATTACATGCCCGTGCAAAGGGGGTGAGCATATGAACAACTATCGCAAGGCGCGTGAGCAAAAGGGATACACGGCACAGGAAGCCGCAACATCACTTGGCATCTCCATTACAACGCTTTGTTCATGGGAGAACGGAAAGACCTACCCAACAGCGCAAAGGCTGATTCAGCTTTGCAAGCTTTATGAGTGCTCAGCGGATGAGTTGTTGGGAGTGCAGCAACTTAAACACGCATAAGGCTTGCCGGTCTAGCGCGTAACCAGTGCTTAAACCACAGCTTTTCAGGAAGGAAGGAAAGGAGACGTTGAATGAAAACCGCTACGAAAACCATTGGTATAAGCAGAGGTTTAACCAATGATTATAACGTTCGACGTAGACCGACGCCGCGAACATCAAGACGCGACGCAGAAGGCTTTCTTTCACAGCCTTACGGACGCTATGAATTGCGGGAAAAAAGAAGCAAGCGCACGGCTGCAACCCGCACGCTTGCACGTCAAAAACGCGCCACGCGATTTGACGAACCCATTATAACGCGGCAAAACCTGAAGAAGTGTGCCTTGTACCTTCTTGCCGCGCTTACCTTGTCTGGAATTCTGCCTATGGCTGTTGCTGGGTTCCAAACATGGCTAATGGACGTTTACGGCAACTTGGCGTTCCTCGCGTGCCTAGGCGCTGATGCGGCTGTGATTTACGGGCTGGTGCACCATGACCGATAAGGAGACCGACGCGCCCGCAATCAACGTCGATGACTTCACGCAGCCGATAGAAGCTGTTGTGGCGCAGGAACGTACCGCCACGTATCCGGTACCGCTCAAAGCCAAAAGCTACGTTGGTCTGTTCATGTCATGGCTCAAAGCCAACCCGAAGGCGGCGCATGAGATTGAAATAGTGGCGCTTGGAATCGACGCACGCGGGCTGACCGTATCGACCAAGTACCTAATCGAGCGGCAACGCTACGAAGGGCGCTCAAAGCTTGTTGCAGTGCCTTACGTAGACCAATACGGCGTTGAACACGACTACTGCATCAACAACACCGTAACGCCGCTATTGGCACGTTGGCTGCTTTCGCTGCACCCAAAGATGCGGATTGAAAAGCGCAAGTCAATGTTTGATGACCTCGAACAGGAGATAGCAGAATGCCTAGGAAATCAGAAGAGATAGCACGCCGAATCGATGTTCTTTTCGACTTTGCGGACGGTGTCGAATGCACTATCGAGCTAAGGAACATGGGCACCGGCGAGACTGTTACGCCGGATGCTAAGGCCGTAAAGGCTGGACTTCTCGCGGGCTTAGCCGCTGCAAGCATCATTGCATATGACGTTATGAACGGCGAAGAGACGCCGATTGAAGAGACGTACAAGTCCACGGTGGGCTTGGCTGGCAAGTCCTACATCGAAATGATGTTGCAAGAATCGTGCGTGGTGGATCATGGCTAGCGCAGCGACCGACGCCGTGGCGGCGCTTGCCGAAAAGCCAATGAAGTTCTTTCCCCACGATTCCAACGCTTCAGCAGACATTAAATGCCAACGCCTTATTCGGCGCATGGGTTATGAGGGCTACGGGCGTTGGTGGCGATTGTGCGAGCACCTAGCGGCTATCGACGGGCACGCGGTGCCCTTCAAGACGGACGAAGACAAGCTGATTCTAGGCGGCGTCTTGGGGTTCGACCACAACAGCTTCGAAGAAATGATAACCATCGAGGAAACCACAGCTTTTATTAACGGTTTGCTCGAAATCGGACTGGTTCAGCAGTCAGACGCCGGCGAAATCTACAGCGAACGCATGTTTGAAAACTCACGCTACTTTGGGCGCAAACGCGCAGCTGGGCGCATGGGCGGAAGACCTAGGAAGAGCGACGGACAAGAAGAGTAGACGAACCGAGAGCAAGGGAGAAAGCGCCATGAAAACCATTGCTAAAGCTTTGGTATCCGGTCTGTTTAAGCAATTAAACAAAACAAAACAAGACTAGACGCTTTGGTTTGGTTCATAAACCAAACCAAACCAAAGCGTCGTGCTTGTTAGTCAACGTAACAAGCAAGTCTTTCTTCCTTGCTTCTTCCTTCTTTGGATTCCACAGAGTTTTCAACAGGTTTTCAACAATCGCAAAGGAGCGATGAAATGATTGATTCAACCAAGCTGACGCGCGACCAATGCCGCAAAGCCTTTGGCGACAACCTCACCTATCGAGACGTGACGCCAAACGACGTTCGAGCGCTTCAGGGCTTCTTGTGCATCGAGTACGCACGGCATGAGCGCAACGGCAATCACATGGAGATGCAGCCTTCCTACCGCAAGAAGACCGAGCCGCAAATCACCGTATCGGAGAAGACGGGCAGAAGCATTCAAAGCGCCTTCTTGTTCGTGTCCGGCTTCTACTTCCACGGAAGGGAAGCAATCAGCTTCAACGAAGACGGCTATATCGGCTTTGCCGGCTGGGCTGATGACACGAACATACAGCCATTCTTGCGTGCCTTTATGCGGTGGCTTGTCGAGTGGATGGGCATCAGGCGCGTTGCCTATCGTTCGGCTTCCGCAAACGCCCTTGCTTCCGGTCTTGCGCCGGCTTGCTAGGGGGCGGACGCGATGACTGCTGATTTCAGGATGCCGAACTACCAGACGCGCGAGGGCTTCATCGAGACGATCAGGCAAGCGGGCGAGTACATCGCAGACCATGCCGAGAACCTTCTTGGGGAGTACCCATCGCTTCTAAGCGAGATGGATATAACGGCGCGGTTCCGCTTTGACGAAGTGCCGACTATCGAGGTTCGCCGCAAACATCTCACTTGCACGAAAGAGCAATACGCGGATTTGACTAGACGCAATGAGAAGCCTTTAGAGCGCCGCAATTCGCAAAACGGGACAGATGCCCACAAAGGGGTGGAAAAGTAGCGCAGAAACGAATCTGGGCGGCAATGCGGGCATTTCTGACACTTAAGGAGTGAGCGTAATTTGAAGAACAAAAGTGACTATCGCGACGTGTGCGGAATCATGGAGAGCAGGGACGGAACGAGCATCGAAGAGATAGTGGGCGAATGGCTGAGGGCTAACCACTATGACGGGCTTTGCAACCCTGATGCCGAATGCGGCTGTTCGCTTGATGACCTGATGCCGTGCTGCGAGCCTAACCCGTCGGGGTGCTTGTGCGGCTATGAGGTTCCGGCACACGATGGCACCGATGACCAATGGTTCAGCGTGAGCAGCGACGAGCAGAACGAGCCTTCAGACACGTTGGAGAACGCCACACGCGACCTTTACGCGTTTGCTGACGAAGCAATCAACACGGGACACCATACCAAGCCGAAAGCGGCGCTAGAGGGCTTCAGAATCCGCCTTGCCGCGTTGGGAGTGAACGTCGATGAATGATGCGGAAGACGCCCTGAAGCTGTTTGAGTTCGTGCTCCTCACTCTTGCCGGTACGCCTTTCGTTTCGCTGTGGGTGATGACCGATGAACGCCCATGACGAAGCGACACCGCAAGAGCTGTTCAAAAGCTGGGGCGGAAGCGTCGAGCTGAAAGTCACGTTCGTTAACAAACCATTGCTAAAAGCACTGGTTAAAGAGAGCAAGAGAAGGAAGGAACAAGCAAATGAGCGGACAAGAGAATCAGAGTACGAACGTTATTTCTCACCCAAGCCATTACGCAAGCGGCGGCATTGAGTGCAAGGACGCCATGAAGGCGGCAATGAGCTATAGCAAATTTTTATTTGTAGATCCTGACATGGCGACTTCAGCGAAACGTTTTATATCGCCGGCGGCGTTCTACTGGTGGGGTTGCGCCTTCAAATACCTTTGGCGCTGGGACAAGAAGAACGGCGTCGAGGACTTGCAGAAGTGCAAGCAGTGCATCGACTTTCTTATCGAAGAAATAGGCAAGGAATGAGCCGCAAAGGAGCAATCGCGGTTGTGATTGCCTCCGCATTTGCCTTGCTTCTTGTCTGGTTGGCAATCGAGCAATTAAGGCTATTCGTTTTCGCAATCGCTTTCGCGGTTGCAGCCGTCACAACGTTTTAGGGGTGTTCCATGAACTCGAAGAGCATTAACAACAACTTGTCATACCACGCGCCAAGCCAAGACCAAATCGAGCTTTACGAGGAAATCAGGTCACAAGCCAAGGGCTTTGCGCTAACCATCCTGAAGGATTGCCCGGAAAGCCGCGAGCGTTCGTTGGCGAACACGAAGCTTGAAGAATGCGTCATGTGGGCTAACGCGGCGATAGCACGCAACAACGGTGATCAGAAATGAACCGTGGGTGCTTAGCAATCGTGCTGCTTTTCGTTGCAGTTCCTATCGGCGTTGGAATCGGCGTCGGCATCTTCAACGGCGTTTGGTTTGGGCTGCTTGCCTATGTGCTGACGTGCCTTGTCTCGTTCCTTGTGACGGCATACGCAATCGGGAAGGCTGTTAAAAATGGCTGGCGTTAAGGTCAAGTGGGACGCAAGGCGCGGCGTCTGGGTTGCGCGTCTGTTCATCGGGCGAACCGATGACGGAAAGAAGGTCGAGAAGCAACGAGACCTTCCGACAGCAGAGACGGAAGAACAGGCTATCAAGCTTGCGGAAGCGTGGAAGTCTGACCTAACCGCCAACGGTCTTCTCGATAGCGCCTTGCTTGCCGACCTGCTTAACGGGTTCATAGACATGCGTTTCCGTAACGGCTATTCGCCAAACAGCGTTCGTGCCTACAGAAGGTTTGCAAGATACGTTGCCAAATACCTTCCGAGCGTCAACGCACGCGACGTAAGCAGCTTTGATTTATCGCGATTTGAGCAAAGGTTGCTCACGCCGAAGGACGCCGGCGGGCAAGGCTTGTCGCAAAACAGCGTGCGCGGCGTGCATGACTTCCTTAACGCCGCATTCACCTTCTTTGTGAGGATGAAGGTTTGCGATTCAAACCCGCTGCTAAGCGTCGATAAGCCGAAGCTTGTTCACCACGAAGCGCAAGCGCTGAACATAGGCGATTTCAGGGCGATTGAAGCACAGCTTAAAGCATTGCTTAAACCTTCAACTATAGACGCGCACACGTACAGAAATGCAATGAACGCGTTTGCCGCTTGGATGGCGCTTGCAACCGGGATGCGTTGCGGCGAGGTATGCGCCGTGCGCAACCGCGACTATTCCAAGGAGAAGCAAGAGAACAAGAAGCCGCAAATCCTTGTCGGCGGCACCGTGATTGAAGAGACGGGCAAGAAGCCGTATAGGCGCGACGTTACGAAGGGACGCAGATCAAGACCGGTAAGCCTTAGCAAATCGGACATCGAGACGATAGACGGCTTCATAAGGCTTAGAACGTCGTTCTGTGGCGAGCTTCCGCAAGACGCGCCGCTTGTGACGTTCGACGGCGGCTATTGCAGACCGACAGCCATTTCAAAGGCATTCAAGCGCCTTGCCACTAACACAGCCATGCCGAAGGGCTTCACGTTCCACGATCTGAGACATACGCACGCGACATGGCTACTAACGCATGGCGTTGATATTCAAACCGTTTCCGAGCGCTTGGGGCATAGGGACGTGGCAACCACGTTGCGAATCTATGCGCACGTGTTGCCGGGGCGCGACGAGTACGCCGCGACGGTGTTTGAAAAAGCCGTCAACGATGCGATGGCAAGCGCTGAAAGTGTGTCGGAATGAAGTCGTTATGGCGCTTTTCAGCGCATGGCAGGGAGCCACCGTTAACGCGCAGGTGCGACACGGAAAACGCGCCGCCATAAAAGGGCTAGTGGCAGATAAGAAGTAATTATCAGGAAGACGTGAAAAAGGGCGGTGAAATGGATCAGACCGAGGGCGAAATCAGACCGAGCGAAACGCACCTTTCAAAGGAAATGCAAGCGCTCATGGAGAAGACCCACGAAGCCCTGAAGAAGAAGTGGGCGACCGAGAAGCAGCAAGCGCAAACGGTCTATGAGACTGCCATTCCCTCGCAAACGCTAACCATCGTCGGCAAGGAGAATGCCGAATACACAATCAACCACCTGAAGGCTTTGAAGCTGAATGGCACGTATCGAATCACCAAACGATAGAAAGGATTTTGAGCATGGTACCGGAACTGACCAAGGAACAAAGGCTTGCCAACCTCGATAAGAGCATGGAGCTACGCAGGGCACGCGCCGGAATCCGCAACCAGCTTAAAGCCGGCGCGACAAGCGCGAGCGACGTTATCAGCCGTGCCGAGCGCGGCGACAAGGCGGCAAAGGGTATGCGCGTGAAGCAGCTTATAAGCGCAATGCCCGGATATGGCTTCAGCAAGACGCAAGCGCTCATGCGCGAGCTGCACATTTCGGAAAGCCGCCGCGTCGGAGGGCTTGGAGCCAACCAGACCAAGGCGCTTATCGAGAAGCTGGATGGGGTGGAAGCATGAGCCTTAACGCAGTAGCCATATCCGGCAACCTTGGCAAGGATGCCGAGTTGCGCGTAACCACGGGCGGCACATCCGTTCTCGCCTTTTCCGTTGCCGTCAACGAGCGCCGCCGACAGTCTGACGGCACCTATAAGGACAAGGCGAACTGGATTGATTGCGTGATGTTCGGCAAGCGTGCCGAGGGCATACAGCCTTACTTACGCCGTGGCTCGAAGCTTTCATTGACCGGGCGGCTTAGTCAAAACAAGTACGAGCACGACGGCAAGACCTACAGCCGAATTGAAGTGATCGTGGACGAAGTAGAGCTGATGAACACGCGCCGTGAATCGCAGCAGAGCGAACCGGCACCGGCACAGCAAAGCGCCGACGTTGCCGACGCAGACATTCCGTTCTAAGGGGGGTGGCAATGCATTGTTTCGTTAGCGGAAGACGTACAGGCAAGACGTGGAACCTAATCAACCTTTCGCATGACACAGGCTTAACAATCGTAGCGCGTAATGAGATGGCGGCAAGGGCAATCGAGCATCAGGCACGCGAGATGGGCAAGCCGATTCCAAAGCCCATTTCCTACGTGAGCCTGGCGGCACGACCTATCCCAAATCAACGTGTTCTTGTTGACGAAGCGCAAGGCGTGCTTGATGACGCGTTGCGGGCGCACGTGGTTGCCGCTTCCATTGACGGCGATGTGCTCACAAGCGCAAACCATGCAATAGGTCGAATGGGTCTTCTAGAACTGATGCGCACATGGCGCAAGGCGCGAAAGCTAGTAAAAGAGCGCGTCGATGATTGATGATTGCGAAAACAGGGGCGTGGTTGTCGGCGGCAAGAAATGCTTCTGCAAGCCGTGGAAGCTTTGGACGAACTGCCTTGAAGTTGGCTATTGCGTGATGGAAAAGCTGAAGCACGATGACCAGCCGACCGGCCAACCAACGCTATTCGATTTGGAGGAAGAGGAATGCAGGGAAGAAGATTGAACGTGCGCATGAACGATGGCATGGAAGCGCCGGCATACGCGCACAAGGGCGACGCGGGGCTAGACCTGAGAATCACCGAAGCCGTTACCCTCGAATCGCTCGAACGCAAGACGGTTGGTTGCGGCATCGCCGTTGAGATTCCCGAGGGATGCGTTGGGCTTCTGTTCCCTCGAAGCGGGCTTGCGAGCAAGCAGGGTATCGCGCTTGCAAACGGCGTCGGCGTGATTGATAGCGGATACCGTGGAGAGATCGGCGTATCGCTCATTAACGGTGGATACAAAGCCGTCACGCTCGAATCGGGCACCCGTGTTTGTCAGCTTGTCGTTATGCCGTATGTTCCTTGCACCGTTGTTCAGGTGGACGAGCTGGAAGAGACGGAGCGCGGCTTTGGCGGCTTTGGCAGCACCGGCGTTAGGTAGCGGCTATGTTGGCGCAAGAGTATTTCGAGCAGATACGCGACACGGTAAACGAGATAGCACGCACAGAAGAAATGCTTGCAGCGCTGAAGGCAAGGGAAGGCGTGAAGGGCATCAGCTATGAACCGCACTACGGCGGCGGTTGTGCGGGAGATGCCATGGACGCAATCAACCGCCGCATTGATTTGCAAGAGAGATTGGCAATGCGCGTCGATGATGCCACAAAGGTTCTGGACGAAGCGACCGCGCTACTGTACGGCGATGACAACCACGGCGGGTTAGCCAAGCTGAAGGGCAACCGATATGCCGACGTTCTTTGCATGGCATATCTTCAGGCGATGCCATGGAAGGAAGTTGCGGACGTTATGAGCTGTTCGCCCAAGTGGTGCCATGAGTTGGCGGGCGCGGCATTCCGCTACATCGACAAGGAAGGATTCGCCAAAGTGCGCACCGCATGAAAATTGGTACTTCCCTTCAGTTCCGCTTCTGTGCTAAAGTTCGCTACGGTGGCATAGGTCACAAGAGGGCACACGGATTGAAACCGTGTGCCTTTTTCTTTAGGCGGTGTGCATCATGGCTAAGCCTTTCAGCTATGCGTTCTACCATTCGAGCGCATGGGCACAAGCCCGCGAATCGGCATTGATCAGAGACAACCACCTTTGCCAACGCTGCTTAGCCAACGGAGACATAACGCCGGCGACAATGGTTCACCATATCCAAGAGCTGACGCCGGACAACATCAACGACCCAAACATAACGTGCGGGCTTGATAACTTGGTAAGCCTTTGCGATAGGTGCCACAAGATAACGCACGGCTGGGCGCGAAACGGAGCAACAAGGCAAGGTCTTGCGTTTGACAGCGACGGCAATTTAATTTGCCTGAGCGAGTGAGACAACGCAACATAACACAACACAACACAAAAATTTCTGACACAAAACCGCAGGTAAACGCAACGCAGCATCCCCCCGATTTAGAAAAAACGCTTGATGCCTAGGGCACCAACGCCGGGAGGTAAATTCTTGCGCGTGCTGGATTTTCAAAGGGGGGTGGTCTTGTGAAATCAAAGAAAGTGTGCGATAGTTCGCAAATTTCGGCAGAAATCGGCACAAGTTCAAAAAAGCGCAAGCCGCCCGCCACGCAAGCGCGTGTCGATTCGGAGTTGCGCAAGCTTCAGCGCATCACGAAAGACGCCATACCGGACGAGAAGCGCAACGTCGTGCTAAGTATGTTGCCTAATCTGGCATTTATGAAAGTGAAGCTGGACGAAGCCCGCAAAGAACTGATGAATGAGCATATCGTCTGCGAGTACGACAACGGCGGCGGGCAAACGGGATTGCGCGAGCATCCGGGCTTTGTCGCCTACAACAAGCTATTCACGACCTTCCAAAGGGGCATCAAGCAGCTTTGCGATCTAATGCCAGCGGGCGCAAGCGCCGCCGATGCCCTGACGGAATACCTAGCAAATACGCGGTATGACTAAGCCGCGCAAGGATGGGCGTTGCGAACGTGCCATAAGGTCTTATTTCGGCGGAATCAAAGACGGATCAATCACGGCTTGCCGCAAGATGAAGCAGGTTGCCGAAATCGTCTTGCGCGACATGGACAACAAAGACTCGCTTTATCCGTATCACTTCCGCGAGGAATACGCGGAGAAGCACGTCGGCTTCATCGAACGGTTTTGCCGTCTACCTTCCGGCAAGCTTGGGCACGCCTTCAACCTAGAGCTATTCCAACTTGCCATTCTTTCAGTGATTTTCGGGTTCGTGGATGCCGAGGGCTTACGGCAATACCGTGAAGTGCTGTGGATCATGGGAAGGAAGAACGGCAAGACGGCGCTTGCGTCTGCAATCGAGCTTGATTTGCTAGTCAACGATGACGAGGGCGCACCGGAAATCTACAACGTGGCAACCGCCCATGACCAAGCGGCAAAGGGATTCAACAACGCCTTGCGAATGGTCAAGACTTCACCGGCGCTGGCAAAGCACGTGCGAAAGCGCGTTACCGATTTGTACTGTGATTTGAACATGGGCGTCATTCGCGCCCTTGCGGCTAACACCAACTACCTAGACGGCTTGGACGTGTCTGGCGCAATCATTGACGAGCTAGGCGCGATGCGCAACCGTGACCTTTACGACCTGACAATTCAAGGCACATCGGCACGACGTCAACCTCTGGTTCTAGAGATCACGACCAACGGCTTTGTCCGTGCGGGCATCTTTGACGCGCAATACAAATACGCGGCAAATTGGCTGGACGGCAAGGCAACCGGCGTCGATGCAGAGCACTTTATTGCGTTTGTGTACGAGCTGGACGAACGGGAGGAATGGGAAAATGAAGCGGCTTGGTACAAAGCCAACCCCGGCTTAGGGAAAATCAAGTCTCTGGCGGCGCTGAAGAAGAACGTTGCAAAGGCAAAGAACGACCCTACGTTCTTGCCGACGCTGCTTGTGAAAGACTTCAACCTAATTGAGAACCAAAGCCAAGCATGGCTAACGTGGTCTGAGATTCACAACGCCGCGACGTTCGACCCGGCGGACGGCTTCAAATACGGCGTTCTTGGCGTGGACGCATCGGACACGACCGATCTAACGGCGGCGTGCATGTTGATGAAGCGCCCGCACGACGAGAATATCTATGCAATGCATATGGCATGGATACCAGAACGCGCGTTGGAGCAAGCAGAGCGCGAGGGGCGACGCGGCGGGCGTGACGGCGTGCCTTACGATGCTTGGATTGCGAACGGCTACCTACGCACGTGCGCAACGCCAATCATCGACAAGCGCGTTGTTCTCGAATGGGTGCAAGAGATTCAAGACAAGTACGGTATCTATGCCGCCGCGTGCGGCTATGACCCGTGGCACATGCGAGACGTTCCGACCGTCGAAGCATACGAAGGCTATTTCGGTGCCGACTACTTCAGGCGCGTTGTTCAGGGCGCACAGACCCTATCAATGCCGATGAAGGAACTTAGGGCGCTTTACCGCGAAAACAAGATTGTCGATAACGCGAACCCTATTGCGGAATGGTGCCGCTCGAACGTTGCCGTTCGTAGCGACGCAAACGGCAACATTGCGCCCGACAAGAAGAACCAAGACCCGCGCAACCGCATTGACGCTTGGGCGGCTGAGTGTGACGCGTTCGTTGTCCTAAAGGACATAGCGGACGAATACCAATCAATGATAGGGGGTTAGACGTGGCAAGAGTGAAAAGGCGTCGGCGCTTGCGCTCCATGTTCGACGCAGTGTTTCACCGCCCACAGGTCAAGGCGGTTAACGGCTACTTTTCGACGTTCACCGCCTACCAGCCGAGCTTCACGACGTGGACGGGCGGAATCTACGAAGCAGAGCTTACGCGTTCAATCATCGAGAGCGGCGCGAACCACGCTTCAAAGCTGAAGCCGGAAATCCAAGGCGTGGCGCAAAGCCAAGCCACGGCGTCTTTGAGGTACCAGCCCAACCCATGGATGACAACACCGCAATTCATCAAGCGCATCTATACGATGCTGCAAGTAAACGATACGGCGCTGATCATCCCGATTTTTGCGGAAGACAACATCACGCAGGTTGGCTATTACCCCGTGTTGCCGACCAGCTGCACGGCGTATGACGTGGACGGCGAGTTGTGGCTAGGGCTTGACTTCCCGACCGGTCAAACCGTCTATGTCGAGTGGTCAAGGTGCGGCGTGATGACGCGACACCAATACCGCGATGACCTGTTCGGCGACGGCACGAACGTTCTTAACCCGACGCTGGAACTGCTGCAAGCGCAGAACGAGGGCGAGCAGGAAGCAATCAAGCAGGGCGCTTCTATACGCTTTATTGGCAAGCTTTCGCAGAACCGCAACGAGGAAGACCAAGAGGAAGCCCGAAAGCGCTTCAACCGGCAGCTTGCGCCTGAGAATTCAGGCGGCATCGCCGTTTACGACCGTCTGTTTGACGAGGTAACGCAGATTACGCCGTCGAGCTACACCGTTGACGCCGAGCAGATGGAGCGCATAGAGAAGGCGGCATACCGCTTCTTTGGCATGTCTGAAGACGTGGTGCTAAACCGTGCCGACGAAGAGACTTACAACGCCTTTTACGAGGGCAATATTGAGACGTTCGCCGTGCAGCTTGGTTTTGTGCTAACGACGATGACCTTCTCAAAGACCGAGATTGCCCACGGAAACGAAATAATGTTTTCGGCAAACCGGTTGGAGTTCGCAAGTAACGCAACCAAGCTGAACGTTGCGACGGCGATGTTCGACCGTGGAGTTTTCAGCGGCAACCAAGTAGCCGACATATTCCAATCGCCGCACTATGACGGCGGAGAGCGCCACGTGATACGCGGCGAGTACATCGACCTTGACTTGATCAGCGAGCACACGGCGGAAGCGGCGGCGGAAGCAGCCGAGACGAACGCCAAAATTGCCATTTCAGACCAGCTAGGCAACACGAACGAGGGGGCAGACGATGCCAGCGAAACCGAATGAAAGGCAGTATCGAGCGCTAACGACGGCGCTTGCGCCGGTCAAGCGTGCCGAGGGCACGACCGAGGATCCGAAGAAGCGGTTTGATTCCGATTACTACGTAGAGGGCTACGCATCGACCTTCAACGACCCTTATGTGCTGTTCGAGGATTGGGACGGCAACAAATACAGCGAGGTTATCAGCCCCGATGCCTTCCGCGATGCCGACATGTCCGACGTGATCATGCAGTTCGACCATGAGGGGCGCGTATACGCCCGCATGAGCAACGGCACGTTGATTGTAGAGCCTGACGAACACGGCTTGTTCATCGCCGCCGACCTTTCGCGCAGCCAAGCGGCACGCGACCTTTACGAGGAAATCGACGCAGGACTTATAACGCGCATGTCATGGGCTTTCACCGTGGCTGCTGACGAGTACGACCGTGAGACGCGCACGGACACAATCACGCGCATCAAGAAGGTTTTCGACGTGTCGGCGGTGAGCCTTCCGGCTGACCCCAACACCGAGATAAGCGCACGCAACCTGCTTAACGGAGAGATTGAGCGGACGCGCAAGGAGATTGCGCGGCGGCGCATGACGCACGCGAGGGCGTGCGCCGTAATGGCAATTGCGAACGCAAAGAGAGGTTAGAAAATGAATCTGGACGATCTGCTTACCGAGCTTCAGACACTCGTTGACAAGTACGCCAACGGCACGCCCGAGGGCACCACGGATGACGAGGCGCAGCAGGACGAAGAGCGCATGGCTACGCTCACGCAGGAGATTAAGCGCATCACCACCGAGAATGAGAACGCCCGCACCGCCCGCGCTGCCGCGCTGACGAACGCACGTTCTGCCATTGAGAGCGGCAAGGCCGCTGTTGTATCCAACGTCCCGCTTGCACGCAGCGCGAGCGCCACGGGCGGCGTGGTCATCGACAAGACCGATTACAAGGCGGCTTACCGCCGCGCTTGGGTGAAGAACGTTGCGACGCGCGGCGGCATTCAGCTTGCCGACGGCAACGAGCTGAATGCCGTTGAGCGTGCGGCATTCACCCACACGACCGGCAACACCGACAGCGTTGTGCCCAAGGAGATTCAGGACGAGATTATCAGCCTGATTGACAACACGGCAGTTCTGTTCGGCGACGCTTCACGCTCGAACCTGAAGAACCAGTTTGAGATTGTGCGCCACAAGGCTATTGCCGCCGGCGACGCCGGAAAGACCGACGAGGGCGCTGCACCCGACTACGAGCAGAACAGCTTTGACACCATTTCCCTTGTGGGCGAGGAGATCAAGAAGACCGTCAAAATGTCCCGCAAGATGGCTGTTCAGTCCATGGACGGTTTCGAGCAGTACATCATCAACGAGGTTGCTGCCCGCCTTTCCGTTGCGGCTAACGCCTTCTGCCATGAGCGCTTGGCAGACGAAACGCTTGGCATCGACACGGCGAACAAGATTGCCAGTGCGGGCGTTAAGAAGCTTTCCAAGGCTGACATTACCAAGGCGCTTTCCCTGCTGAAGACCTTTGGCAACCCCGCCGCGAAGGGCGCTATCTTCTATGGCAATTCCGACATGATCTGGAACTACCTTGCCATGATCGAGGACGGCAACAACCGTTCCTATTTCGTGGACGAGAAGACCGACGACCCTGAGGTGCAGGGACGCATTTTCGGCAAGCTTGTGAAGCAAGACGATTCTATGGCGGACGGGACGCTTCTTGTCGGCTATCCCGACCTGCTGAAGGGCAACGTCTTTGATGGCGTCGACGTTCAGGGCTACGTAGCAACAGACGGTTCGCAGAAACATTGCTTTGACGGCTATCTGCTTTACGATTGCGGGCTTGTCGTTCCCAAGGGATTCGTTCAGCTCACCGTCAAGCAGTCCTAATCTCACGGGGGCGCATCATGGCTGGTAGCAAGAAAGCAGACCTTATAGCGTCTTGCCGCGCCGCGTTGCGCATCCCCGCCGACTGCCTTATCTATGACGATGAAATAGCCGACCTTATCAGCGCCGCCCGTTCCGCCTTGCGGGCTGGCGGCGTCTCTGAAGCCATGGCGACAAGCGACGATGACGCGAGCGTGCGCGTTGCCGTGAAGGTCTACGTAAAGGCTAATTTCGGCATGGATAACCCAGACGCCGAAAGGCTGATGCAGTCATTCCGCGACATGCTTTGCCGCATGGCTGGGAGCACCGAGCACGGCGAGCCTGAGAAAGCGGGGGCGCAATGAGCATGTGGGCTGGAATGTGCCAGCTGATCATAGAGACGCAGAAGCGCGACAAGCGCGGCGTCGTGTCAACCGTGACGGCTGAACGACAGGTGCCTTGCAACGTCTACAGCATAAGCGCAGCAGCCTATTACGCCGCAAGCGCCGCCGGAATCCGACCGCAAGCGGTTATCGAGCTGAGGGCGTGCGCCTACCGCGACGAATCGCTAGTCAGGTTCCGTGGCACCGTGTACGCCGTTGAGCGCGTGGAGCGCACGCCGGACAACGTGCGGCTGACGCTTGTTGAAAGGGTGGGCAATCGTGAGTAGAGGCACAAGCAACGACATTGAGCGCACCATCAACGCTTACATGCGCGAGTGCATAGACGAGAACGAAGAAGTCTTGGAGCAACGCGCAATCGACGCCGGCAAAGATGCCGTTAAAGAGCTGAAGAAGGAAAGCCGCAAGCGTTCGGGACAGTACGCCAAAGGCTGGAAGTATAGCGTTGACAGCGGGGAAGCCGGCGTCGAAGTCACCGTGCATAACAAGCAGTACCAGCTAACGCACCTGCTTGAAAACGACCACCTCATAAAGAACCAGACCGGCAAGACATACGGAACAGCGCACGGCGACAAGGTCATTTCGTCCGTTGCTGAGCGGATAGGCGAGCAGTTCGCCAACGGCGGCGGCGATGCAAAGTGATGAAGATAGATGACCTTTGCAAGCTGCTTGACGGCTTGGGAATCCCTTGGACTAACGAGGGCTACACGGACGAAGACCGACCAGAGCCGCCATACATAAGCCTTGAAGCCGACTTGGGCGGTACGTCCTACGCCGACAACAAGGCGTGGGCAAGCTGGATGAACTACGAAATCCTGCTTTACACGGCGCATCGCGCCTATGAGCTGGAAGACAAAATCGAATCGGCGCTTGATGCCGAGGGATGCGCCTATAGCGAATCCGTCACGCACGTAGTCGGCGAACGCCTTGTTGTCGCTTCCTTCTATGTCAGCGTGCAAGAGTAAAGGAGAAACAGAAATGCGTAACGGTTATTTTGGCGTGCGCAATTCGCACGTCGCGATTTGCAACGACGAAGAGAAGCTTACCTATGAGAAGCCTGTTCACATTGCTGGCACCGTCGAGATTTCAATGGAGCCAAGCGTCGAGAGCGGCACGAGCCACGCCGACAATGACGTTTGGCTTGACGAGCAGCAGGACAACGGCGGGTCCGGAACCATGAGCTTCTATGACACCGAGAGCACGCCAGAGCTTAGGCAGCTTATCGCCGACCTTGTGGGATACGAGATCACCAAGGACGGGCGCACCAACATGAAGGCGAACAAGAAGCCGAAGCCCTTTGCATTCATGTGCGAGCAGCCGGGGCACGTGTCCGGGCGGCGTCGTTGCCTTCTCATGTGCCAGCTTTCCAAGCCGTCACTTGACATGAAGACAACCGAGGATTCCCCGGAGATCACGCAGCTTGACTATCCCTTCAAGTGGAAACCGATTGTCCCGCCCGGTGGCACCGCCGATGACCGCACGAGCGGCTATGACAGTTTCACCGGCGTTACGGGCTATGACACGTTCTTTGATGCTGTCAACATCGAAGGTCTGCTTGCCAAGGCGGACAGCACCGCCAGCACGTCTAATACGGGCAAGTAGGGAGCTGGCGGAGAATGGTAATCAAGATTGGTGAAACCGAGTACGAAGCGGCGTTCAACGGCTTCACGCCGATTATCTTCTCGCGCTGCTTCACGGTGCAGAAGCCTGACGCCAGCGAGAAGCCTAGGAAGCCTACGATAATCTATCGCCCGAAGGACATTAACGAATCAGTTGGGCAGCTTGCCGATTCCTTGCAGACCTACGGAGTGCCGGCAATTGCACCGCTGCTTGAAATCCTTTATGCGTGCATCAAGACGGCGACGCCAAAGTTTGACGTTCCGTTTAGCGATTGGGTCAAGGCTTTGCCAGCCGGCACGTTCGACCTTCAGAAGGGGGACGGTTGGGCGGCTGACGTGATCAAGATTGTTGAAGATAACTTTTTTCCTTCTGCATCCAATGGAGTGGCACCCAAGACCGCCGAAAAGACCCGCACCGCCGCTTCCGAGCAGTCTTAGCGACGCGTGCGACGCCAGATATCTGTACGACTGCCAGCAATGCGGGCTGACCGTCACAGACCTTCAGCAGCTTAGCTATAGGCAGGTGAAAGACCTGCTGGAAATACACGCGTACTACGCGGACGCGGCGGCTAACTACGAGGATGACGAGAAGGCACGCAAGGCAGAAGCGGCGTTCTGGGGCTGATCATGAACGCTTCACAACACCGCACCCTCCGGAAGGCGGGCGCGGTGCTTGAAACGCTCACGTAATTTGACAACCGAAGAGGGGTGAAGGCATGGCGGTTAGCTACAAGGGTCTTGTTATCAAGTTCGGCGGCGACACGACCGAGCTTCAAGGCGCCTTGAAGAAGGTTCAGAAGGCATCGCGCGACACGCAAAGCGACCTGAGAGAGATTACCAAGGCGCTGAAGTTCAACCCCGGCAACACTGAGCTGCTGGCGCAGAAGGTGAAGACGCTCAACGCGGCTTACCAAGAGACGGAACAAAGGCTTGATGCCTACAAGCAAGCCTTATCGACGCTAGAGGAAAGGAAGCAGAGCGGCGCAAAGCTCACCGAAGAAGAAGAAAGGCAATACGATTCGCTAAAGCGCTCAATCATCGAGTGCGAATCACAGCTTGATTCCTACGGCGACAAGATAAAGGCGACAAGCACCGAGCTTGACGCATCGCAAACGAAAATCTACCAGCTTGGGCAATCGCTGAAGGACAACGCCGACAAGTGGGAAGAGCACGGCAAGCGCGTTGAAACCGTGGGCAATACCATCATGGGCGCAAGCACCGCCGTTGCCGGCGGCGCGATTGCTGCCTTCAACGAGGTAGACGCCGGCGCTGATACCGTCATTCAGAAGACGGGCGCGACGGGGGAAGCCGCCGAACAGCTCAACCAGTCTTTCGAGAACGTAGCCAAGCAGTCTTCCGCATCCATGGAAGAGATCGGCACGGCTGTTGGCGAGGTCTCAACGCGGTTCGGTCTTACCGGCGAGCAGCTGGAAGACACATCGCTTCAGTTCTTGCGCTTCTCCGAGAACACCGGCGTTGACGTGACAACCGCTTGCGAAGACGCGTCAATGGCTATGCAAGCGTTCGGCGTTGACAGCTCACAAGCCGGCGACGTGCTGGGCATGTTCCAAACCGTTTCACAGCAGACCGGCATAGACGTGCAAACGCTCATGTCGGACGTGAACGCCAATGGCGCGACCTTCCGAGACATGGGGCTTAGCATTCAGGATTCGGCGGCGCTGCTTGGCAGTTTCGAAGCCGCCGGCATTCCCGCCGACCAGATGTTGACGGGCTTAAAGAAGGCTTCCGCCAATTGCGCCGCGAGCGGAAAAGACCTAGGCACGACCCTTCAAGACCTTACTAAGCGGCTGCAAGACCCGGCGACGCAGGCGCAAGCTACGCAGGACGCGATAGACCTTTTCGGGTCTAAGTCAGCAATGGCGTTCGTTGACGCCGCCGAATCGGGGCGCGTGAACCTAGACGCGCTGGGCGGCTCATTGGATGACTACGCAACCGCTGTCGATGACACGTTCGAGGGCACGGAAGACGCGCCCGACAAGATGAAAGAAAGCCTTCACGCGCTGCAAATTTCGGGCGCAGAGCTTGGCGCGGACATTCTGGACACGCTGTTGCCGGCGGTTCAGAAGGCGGCTGAGGTTGCCGACAAACTTAAAGAGGTTTGGGACGGGCTTTCACCTGCGCAACAGCAGCTTGCATCAGATGTTGTGCTTGGCGGTATCGCCTTTGGCGGCCTTACAAGCGGCATCGGCAAGGCGATGCAAGCCGCCGACAACATAGGCACAACGTTTCAGAACGTGGCAAAGTTCGGCACGACATTAACGGGCGCGGCGGGCAAGGTTAGCGGCGCGTTCAGCGGGCTAACGTCTGTTCTCATGGATAACCCATGGGCGCTTGTCGTTGCCGGAATAGCCGCCGTTGTCGCCGGTCTAGTGTGGTTCTTCACGCAGACCGAGACCGGCAAGCAAATGTGGGCTGACTTCACGGGCTGGATTTCCGAGAAGTGGCAAGCCGTGCAAGATTTCTTTGCCGGCGTGCCGGCTTTCTGGCAAGGCATCTGGGATAGCGTCACGGGTGCCGTGCAAGGCTTTGTCGATGGCGTGGGCGAGAAGTGGGACGCGCTGGAGCAAGGGGCATCGGACACGTGGACTGCCGTTCAGGACGGCGCTTCTTCCGCGTGGCAGGGCATCCAAGACACCGTAAGCGGATTGGCGCAAGGTGCCGTCGATGCCGTCTCCACATGGTGGGGAAACCTGACCACCAACACGCAGACGGCGTTTGACGCAATCGGTCAGACCGTGCAAGGCGACATGTCAACCGCGCAGACCGTCGGAAGTTCAGCGGCGAGCGCCCTTCAAGCCGCCATGAACGGCGATTGGTCAACGGCGCTGAGCGAAGCGCAGAACGCCTTTGGCGCTATCAGGGACAACGTAAAAGACAAGATGGACGCGGCGCGGCAAGCGGCTATCAACATCGCCGACAACATCGGCGCAAAGCTAGGCTTCCCCGGTCTTGGCACCAAGGTTGCGGGCGTCTTTGACGGCGTGAGAAACGCCATTACGAGCAAGATCCAGGACGCTTGGAACTTCATCAGCGGCATACCAAGCAAGATCATGAATGCCTTCGGCAGCATTCACATAAGCTTGCCGCACATCAACTTGCCGCACTTCAAGGTAAGCGGGAGTTTCAACCTAGACCCCGCCAACTTCAGCGTTCCTTCAATCGGCGTTGACTGGTACGCGAAAGGCGGCTATTTCGACAAGCCTTCAATCATCGGCATTGGCGAGGGCGGCGGCGAGTTCGCCGCGCCTGAAAAGCAGCTTTGGAACTTCATCGAACGCGCCGTCAACAGGGCGTTCGACAACCAAGCAGGGCAGCAGGTCAACGTTGCAGTCGAGGTCAACGCAACGGTTGCGGGCAGCATGGACGCATACCAGACCGGGCAGCAAATCGGATTGGGCATCGCAAGCAAGCTAAAGCAAAGGGGTGTGAGAGTTGCAACGTAGACAGCAGAGGGCACAGACCGACCGCCTGAAGTTCAACGGAAACGACCTAAGCGCCCTTGTGTCGTGCAAGGTGAACCGTCCGATAATGCCGCCCGTTAATGCAAAGTTCGAGAGCGTCAGCGGGCGAGACGGCGAGCTTTTCAAGAGCGCATATTTCGACGGCTACGACTTGCCCGTTGACATTTGGCTTAGGAGCGATGACAGAAGGGACGCGGCAACGGTTCGGCACGCGTTGGCACAGATGCTTTACACGACTGAACCCGCACCGCTTTACCTTCCTGATGACCCGACCCGCTACCTTCTCGCAATCGTCACCGGCGACACAGACCTTGGCGAAATCACGGACAGCAGCCCTTCAACGACAATCAAGTTCCATGTCGGCGACCCGTTCTATTACGGTCAGAAGCGGCGCGCCGATGCTTCAGCGGGCACGTTCACGATAAACGCGGGCGGAGACATACCAACGCACTTGCGCATCACGGCAAAGCCCGCGTCTAGCGCCGCTTGGTACATCCAAAACGTAGACACGGGCGAGCAAGTCAAGCTTTCATCTAGCGTGACGAGTTCAAGCACCGTGCGCGTCGATATGGCGCAAGAGCACGCGACCGTCAACAACAGCCTTGCAGCCGTCACCCTCGATTCTGACTTCTTCACCGTCGAGGGGCGCACGAAGTTGCGGCTTAGCAGCGGCACGGCTGTACTGGAATGGTGGGAACGATGGCTTTAGTTAGGCGAATCGGCTTTACGCGCTTCTCGCGTTTCGGTGCGAACCTTGGGCGATTGCACGCCATGGGCGCAACGCATACCGAAGCGCTGGACGGCACGGACGAGCTGAAAATCACATGCAGCGATGACGTGAACAAGGGCGATTACATCGTTTGGATTGACAACCAAGGCGTGCCGCATGAGCACATCGTTGATGACGTGGATCGCGAGCATGGCGAGGATGGCACGATAGAAACGACCTTCACCGGCGTTAACTCCATCGCTGAGCTGTGGGACGATTGGACGGATGACAAGCGCCCGTCTGGTCAAGTTGCCACGGCGCTTCAAAGCGTGCTCAATGGCACGCGCTGGACGGTTGGCACGTGCGACGTTACGACTAGCGCAAGCGTGGTTCTCTACCATCAGAGCGCCCGCGAATCCATATCCGACATTCTGGACGCATGGGGCGGCGAGCTAGAGACAACCATTGCGACCAACGGTTCTGAGGTCACGGGGCGCAGCGTCGGCGTGCGCCGGTTGCGTGGCAACCAGCAAAGTCCAAAGCGCTTCACGTGGACGAAAGACATTAAGACGATCAAGCGCAAGGTTTCGAGCGACAACCCCAAAACGCGCGTCTACGGTTACGGCAAGGGAGTTGAGACCGAAAGCGGCGGATATGGACGGCGCTTGACGTTCGCTAGCATCAACGGGGGCAAGTCCTATGTCGAGGATGCGGCGGCAACGAGGATATGGGGGCATCCCGGCGCTGACGGGGCAATACTGCCGGCTTGCACAAGCTACGTTAACGAGCAATGCGAGGATGCCGCGCAACTGCTTGCAGAAAGTAATGCGTACCTTGCGGAGGTTTCGGAACCCAAAGTCAGCTATGAAGCCAGCGTCATAGACCTTTACGCGTTCGGGCGCGAGTGGGAGGGCGTAGGCATCGGCGACCGCGTTGCTATCATCGACAAGGGCTTCAGCGAATCGGGTGTGCGCCTTGCTGGGCGCGTGTCTAAGCTTGAACGCGACCTTTTGACCGGCGATGCAGTAGTTACGTTCGGAAACCTGCAAGACAGCATGGCGGACATGTGGCAATCGGTGAGCCAGACGCTAAGGACGCACAGCCGCACGGCGGCGACCTATGACGCCGTTGCCAGCGCGTCTTCAGGGTGGCTAACGAGGCTTCAAGACGCGCTTAACGACCAATTCAACGCCACTGGAACGTACAAGGTAGAGACGTTCGAGCTTGGCACGATCTACAGCAACGTACCGCTGAACCCGCAAACCGGATTGCCCACAAAGAGCGTTGCCGACATGTGGGCGGTGAACATTTCCGGGCGCGGAATCCGCCTTGCGTCGAGCCTTACCAGTTCCGGGCAATGGGACTGGCAGACCTTCATAACCGGCGCGAGCGTCACGGCAGACCTTATCAACGCCGGGACGATGAAGGCTGACCGAATCCGCGCCGGACTGCTGACGGACGAGACTGGCACCAACTATTGGGACCTGACAACGGGTGAATTCAAGCTTGCGACAAATGCCAAAGTTGGAGACGTTGACATGGCGCACACCGTCTATAGCGCAGACGTAGAATATGGCAACAGTGCGAGCGCCACGGAGAAGCCCACAGAGTGGGCTACAGACGCCCATTGGCAGCAAGGCAAATACCTTTGGACGCGTGTAAAGATGCGCCTACTTGACGGGACGTTGATATATTCGGCGGCGCGGCTTGTTTCGAACGGTCAAGGAATCGGCATCGCTTCAGTTGAAGATCAATACTATCTGAGCACTAGCAAAACGTCACCGTCCGGTGGCTATTGGTACTCGCAGCAACCAACTTGGGTCAAGGGGTGCTCATACTGGACGCGAAGTAAAATAACGTGGTCTGATGGGTCAACCACGTTCACGAACCCGGTATTGGCATCGGCGCTCACAAGCGGCAACCAGTCAACCAACGACCTTGACGATACGTTGAACCAACGCGAGGTGTTCAACCGCCTTACCAACAACGGCAAGACGCAAGGCGTCTACCTAAGCAACGGTCTTCTGTACATCAACGCCACGTACATTTCGACCGGGATAATAAGCGATAAGCTGGGGCGCAACACTTGGAACCTGAGCACCGGCGCGCTGACAACAAACTACATGACCGCGAACAATATAAACGCCAACGGCACTATGACTTCTGGGACAACCACAGGTTATATGGCGAAGCTTACAGGCGGTTCAATGCGGTTCTACTACAACGACAACCCGACAATTGAAGTCGTGTCGATACCTTCATACACCGGCGGTTCCAAGGGTGGATACATACAGGCTTGCGATGGAGCAACGTATCTTGGCTTGCGAGCACCGCATCTATATACGGCAACGAATACGTCATCCGCAGGGACTACCGGTTCGACCGGTGATCATCAATTCACGCTCATAACAAAGATTGATGACTTAGGGGAAGGACGTATCCAATGGTGGACTGGAACAAGAAACATCGACTTCATTAACGGCATCTGTACGGTATGCAACTTGTAGGTTTGGAGCACATATGGCACGCATCATGTATTACATGGCGCACGACCCAATTAGCAACACAGAGGGCGTAATCACTGAGTATGACCAAGACACCATTAAAAGCGCTGCTGATAGCGGAATCGTATTCATAGCCGTTGATTCTGACGGCGCAAGGTCAATCGTCAGCGCCGAAGAGGTCAAAGAGCCTGAGAGCAAAGACAGCAACTTTGTTATTGTTCAGCCGCAATACGTAGATGACCGCATGAAGGCGGCAATCAGCGTGTTTGACGCGCTGGGTAGCGCCGTATTCCCATCAGCGGACGCAGAGACGCAGAGCGCAAACGGCGTTCGCAAGGCGGCACGCGCAATCACGCCAGAAGCGGCGTTCGAAAGCGCCCTTGAAGCGCTCAAAAAGATTGTGTTCGGCGGTGATGACGAGTGAACACGCAGACGATAGAACTTGACCTAAACAAATACTGTTTGGGAACAAACCTTGTACGTTTGGGGCAAGGCGACAAGGGCGGAACGACGATCAAGGCGCTAGTCTACGATTCGGGCGCAGAAGCCGAGCTTTCAGGCTATACGGCTTACCTAGAAGTGCTGTTGCCGAACAAGACGAACTATTACCGTGCAGTTGCTACCGTATCTGGCAATGCCGTGACGATCACGGTTGACGAGAGCAAGCTTTGCGGAATCGCAGGATACACCGACGAAGCCTATTTCACGTTCGAGAAGAACGGTACACGCTATTCGACCGAACGTTTCGCAATCGAGATTCTTAGAAGCGCCACGGCTGGGCAGCAGCCGGCAAAGAGCTATGACGATGCCCTAGAAAGCCTTATCACGCGCGCTAACACAGCGATTGGCGCGGCAAATTCAGCGGAGAGCGCTGCAAATTCAGCCGCACGCACTGCGAACAACGCCGCTAGTTCAGCCGGAAGCGCCGCAAGCGCGGCAAGTTCGGCGGCTACGGCGGCAAACAACGCAGCTTCTAGCGCGAACACCGCCAAAGACGGTGCGAACAATGCAGCAAGCGCAGCCAACGGCGCGGCGTCAACCGCGAACAAGGCGGCACAGAATGCCGACACAGCTACCGCAAAGGCAGACGCCGCCACATCGGCGGCGAACGCATCCGCTTCAAACGCCCGCACCGCCGCATCTTCAGCCAATGGCGCGGCTGAGGAAGCTACAGCAGCGGCAAGCAACGCGCTTCAGATTGCCAACAGCATTGCGGCATCGGCACCGCCAACAGATAAGACGGTTGCAGAGCTTCAGGACGCCAACCGCGTTCTTGCTACGGCGCTTGCCGACGCACAGGACAAATACATTGTGCTTGGGTCAACGGCTTATATGCCCACAAGCCGCAATTCCGGGCTTACCGGCGAAACGATCACCGTTGCGAAAGCAATCGCGAGCACGGATATAGCAACGCTCAACTAGAGGGGGAACCATGGCAGACATTGCAAAGCTTTCAATCAATGGAACCGCTTACGACCTGAAGGACAATTCAGCACGCAACACAGCAAATGCGGCTGTGTCAGAAGCGAACTACAACAGGCAGCAGAGCGGAAACGTTTATGCCGGACGTTCGATTGCTGCAACCTTCCAAGGAGAGATTGGAAGCACGGGCATCTATAAGTGGCTGCAAAGCCGCGTGAGAAACGCGAACTTTGAGGGGTTGCGCATCGGCGACTACATCGACGTGCCTATTACCGAGGGCGCGAACGTGCCCGCGCAGACGGTGCGCTATATGATCGGCGCAATCGACCAGTATTATCAGTGCGGAGACCAAGCAACGGGGCATCACGTTATCATGGTTCCGCGTGCGCCCGTGTCCGTTAAGGGCGACAAGGCTTCCAACGGAAGCTATCTGCAATGGCGCGAGACGAACGACAACAATGGAACCGCCGACGAAAAGCACCCATACTTGGTTTCAAAGCTGCACGATTGGGAGATTAACGACTTCTTGCAAGCGCTTCCCGCCGACCTGCAAGCCGTGCTGATGACCCGACGGGCGCTTCTGGAAGAGCGCTATTCTTCAACGACAAAGCTTAGCGAATCTGGCAGTTGGTCTTGGGCTGAGCTTGGCAAGGTTTGGTCACCTTCTGAGATGGAGGTATACGGCTGCGTCATATGGGGCACGAAGGGCTATTCCGTCGGCTTTGACTCACAGTTCCCCATCTTCAGCGACACGGCACACCGAATCATGGGAACGCGCATCACTTGGTGGCTCCGTTCCGTCTCCGGCGTTTCGTCCGTCAACGCGTGCTTTGTCAACAACAGCGGCGCTGCCAGCTACAGCGTGCCGTCGGGCGACTGGATACGCCCGCGCCCGTGCTTCCTGATAGGCTAAAAGCCGTGCTAATCGCTTCAGCAGCGCCCGCCTTGTGCGGGCGCTTTCACTAAGAAGGGCTTCCATTGAGTACCGTATTAGCGCGTTATCGCAGCATCAGCAACTATGAGTACTTCAACACGGCGCTACGGATTCGCAGGGACGTGACGGCGCTTGTAACGTCGTCGGCAATGCCGAAATCGTACCGCTTCATTCTCGCGGTTCCCATGGCACAGGCGGCGCGTGAGATCGTGGGCGACATTGTGACGGCTAGCGCGTTCTACCCAAACGACGAGTACAACGTATCGCAGCGAAGGCACTATCTGACGCTTGCCGTTGCCGCTTGCGAGCTGCTTTTGCAGGACGTGCAATGCCTTGCAGACCTTGGCGTTGTGAAGGTCAGCAGGTGCGAGCGCTTGGCGGATGACATTGAGAAGGAAGTGAAGCTAATAAAGGGCGCTCGAAAGGGTGTGAAGCTGATTGGTTCGAGGTAAAATATTCATGCGTTGCGTCTTGTTTCGCGCATCAATTGGTGGCTCCGTTCCGTCTCCGGCGTTTCGTCCGTCAACGCGTGCTATGTCAACAACAACGGCAATGCCAACAACAACGTGCCGTCGAACGACTGGATACGCCCGCGCCCGTGATTCCTTTGCATTGCCAGTCATTGCGGATACGTCCGCAATCCGAGCGCACAAGGAAGGAAGACGCAACGTTCGGCGCTTGCGCCGTAAATATGCGCCCCGTGGGCACCGCAGACCGCTTCTTGCATGGCGCAGGTTCCGGCGTTCGCCTACGTTTCATTGCTGGTGCCTAAGCGGCTATGGAATGCCGACTAGAAGCCGTGCGGGGTGCCTATGAAATCAGAAGAACGGCGGGCGGCTAGACGCGCCCGCCGCGATGCGACGAGAGCTGCAAACCGGGCGAAGCGTCTTGAATCATGCACTATGGATCAGGTCATGGACGTTGACCGGCTTTATAAGTGCGCCCACGCTTGCAGCAGCGGCGTTGGCTGGAAGTCAGCCGTTCAACGATACATGGCGCGGTGCGTTACCAACGTTCGCAGGGCACGGTCTGACGTGCTTTCAGGAAAGGACATTAGGCGCGGTTTCGTTGAGTTCGACATATGCGAGCGCGGGAAGCTGCGCCATATCACGTCGGTTCACTTTTCCGAGCGCGTAATACACAAGGCATTGGCTAGGTATGCGCTTGCACCCGCCATATGGTCTACGCTGACAGCCGGTTGTTCCGCGAACATCAAGGGACGTGGCACGGAATACGCGCTAAAGCGGCTCAAACAGCAGCTTGCAAAGCACTATCAGAAGCACGGCAAAGAAGGTTACGTGCTTCTGGTGGACTTCTCGAACTACTTTGGGAACATCGACCATGACGCGTGCAAGCGCCTTGTCGATAGGTGCCTTGACGATCCGCGCGTGAAAGAACTTGTCTACGCTCAAATTGATTCCCACGGCTCACGTGGTCTTGGGCTTGGCAGCGAACCGAACCAAGTTTTGGCAGTAGCGTTGCCAAGCCCTATTGATCACATGCTATTGCGCACGCCTTGCGTTCTGGCAAGCGGGCGTTACATGGATGACCTTTATTGCATCGCGCTTCACAAGTCAGACCTTCACGCCGTCATGGCTGACATTCGGCGAGAGTGCGCAAAGCTTGGAATCATCGTCAACGAGAAGAAAACCCGCATAGTCAAGCTATCGCGCGGCTTTACCTATCTGAAGAAGAGGTTTGAATATGGCGAAACTGGCAAAGTCATTGTTCGCCCTTGCCGCGCCGCCGTGACACGCGAGCGGCGAAAGCTGAAGAAGCTTGCCGTCTTTGTCGAGCGTGGGGAGATGACGCGAAAACAGGCCATGCAGAGCTATCAATCTTGGCGCGGTTTGATGCTGAAACTAGACGCGCACAGGACGGTTAAGAGCATGGACGCGTTGTTTTCGCAACTTTTCGGCTGACCGCAAACGCAAACCAACCAAAAGCCACAAGACCGCACACGCTGGCTTTCTTATTGCGAAAGGGGCAAAAATGTCATTTACAGAAGAGGAAGAGGCGGCATTGCGCGGCATCCTCGCAATCTACCGGACGAAAGCGCCCGCGCTTTCCGATGACTTGGCAGAGATCGCGCCAGCCATCTATCCGGCTTGGACGGGAGATGCGCATGCATACGCACAGGGAGAGCGCGTTTACTACGCAGGGACGCTTTACGTCTGCCTTCAGGCGCACACTTCACAGGCTGATTGGTCACCTACGGCGGCGGTGAGCCTTTGGGCTAAGACGCTTGCCGCCGGAAACGCAGACACGCCGGCGGGCGATGTTCCCGAATGGGTTCAGCCCGATTCAACGAACCCTTACGCGCAAGGCGCACGCGTAAGACACGGCGGGAAGGTCTGGGAGTCAATCGTTGCTAACAACGTTTGGGAACCGGGCGCGACCGGAACAGAAGCGCTTTGGCGCGAAGTTACAGAAGGCTAGCCGTGACAATCGCAGATATATTTCTTTCGGTGTTCAGCATCGTAATGACAGCCGTTGTCGGTGCGCTTAGCGCAACCATCCGCGCACAGCGCGAGAAGGCACGCGCTTTCGATGACCGTTACAAGGCTGAACATGCGCTTTTGCTCAAAGGTATGCAAGTGCTCATGCGTGCAGAGCTTTTCAAGCTGCACGAAGAATACGTGCAGACCGGCAAGCCGGTACCGCTAGACATTAAAGAACAGGCAAACAGCGTGCATGAGGTCTACGCAGGTCTTGGGGGCAACGGGGTTGGCACCCACCTTTGGCAAGAACTGATAGACGCCAACGCAGCAAACTAGCTTTAGAAGGTGTTTTAGATGATTAACTTCACCGCACGAATCAAGAACAAGACGTTTTGGCTAACACTTATCCCGGCGGTTCTGCTGCTGATTCAGGTTGTCGCCGCGCCGTTCGGCTATAACTGGGATTTCGGCGTACTTGGCGAGCAGCTTACCGCCATTGTAAACGCGCTGTTCGCGGTGCTTTCCATCCTTGGCATCGTAGCCGACCCGACAACCGCCGGCATCGGCGACAGCAAGCAGGCTTTGACCTACACCGAGCCCAAGCGCGACGATGCGACCGATTAGACACCACGTGCCCTTGCCTTTGGTGGCGGCGTTCCTTTGCGGCGTCTTGGCGGCTTTATCAATCAGGCTTGCGTTCATGATCGCCGCCGCCAACACGCAGCAGCCCGCACCGCACCCACAGACAGAGCAATCAGAAACGGCAAATGACGTGCCCGCCGACCCGAAACCGGCGGGCACTTTCATGCCGCTGTACCTTCAGACAGAACCGCAATGGGCAAGCGTGCCATATGCCGGCGGCACCATCTGCGACAGCGGTTGCGGGCTTACGTGCGCCGCTATGGCAGTCACTTACCTTACGGGGCAAGAAGTAACGCCGCCCGACCTTGCCGCCGCCGTCGGCGATTCGTGCCTTACGGACGGCGTGAACGACCCTGAGAAGTTCGGTAAATGGATTGTCGAGACGTACCACGATTCAGGCATCACAAGCACCGGTAAGCTTTACCGCCTTGATGACGCGCTGGAACAGGTGGACGCGGGCGCTATCGCATTCGCGGGCATCCATAACGGCACTCTTGGCGATGCAGCCTATACGGGGCACGTTGTCATGATTTGGCGGCACGATGACGACGGCTATTGGGTGCGCGACCCGGATAGCGGTGTCAATTCGACGCGTGCCTTCTCGCGTGAAGAGCTGGAACAAGCAAACCTAGTCTATTTCGTATGTATGAAAGGCGGAACCAATGGCGATGCAGGGAATTGACATTAGCAACTATCAGAACGGAATCAACCTAAACGTTCTGCCAATCGACTTTGCCATCTGCAAGGCTACGCAGAACACGTGCTATATTTCGCCCGACTTCTACCGGCAAGCCGAACAGGCGGTTACACGCGGGCTTTGCTTGGGCGTGTATCACTACATCGGAGGCGGCGGCGTCGATGCAGAAGCAAATCATTTCGTGTCACACATCAAGGCGTATATTGGCAAAGCCGTTATCGCGCTTGACTGGGAGGAATACCAGAACAGCGCGTGGGGCAATACGTCATACCTTGACGCCATCGCGGCAAAGGTCAAAGAGCTTACGGGCGTAACGCCCATGATCTACGCAAGTAAGGCTTTCTTCCCTTGGGGCGTTGCCGACAAACGCGGCTGCTCGAAGTGGGTTGCACAGTATGCAAACATGAACCGAACCGGCTTGCAGAACAACCCTTGGAATGAGGGCGCATACAAGTGCGACATTCGCCAATATTCGAGCTGTGGGCGCATCAGCGGTTGGAGTGCCAATCTTGATTTGAACAAGTCCTATATCGACGCGGCAGCATGGCAGAGCCTTGCAGCCGTCAACGGCAACGCACAGCCCGCGCCGACACCTTCAGCGCCCGCAACCGGCATCGAGAACATGGACGTTCTAGACCTCGTGGCGGGCGTCTTCAGGGATGATTACGGAAAGGGCGAGACGCGCAAGCAGAAGTTAGGCAACCGCTACAGCGAAGTTCAAGCCATGGTCAACCACATTTGCAGCGCGTCGGCTGAAGAGCTTGCAAAGGAAACGTGGTCGGGCAAGTACCGCAACGGTGAAGAGCGCAAGGCTATTCTTTCGTTCCGCTATGATGACGTGATGAAGGTTATCAACGGTCACGTCAAGAGCGGCAAGACCTATACCGTCAAATTGGGCGACACGCTTTCTGGCATTGCGTCGAAGTTCGGCACGACCTATCAGAAGCTTGCCGCAAAGAACGGCATTGCAAACCCGAATATCATCTATCCTGGTCAAGTTCTCAAAATCTAG